CTCAGACGATTTTGGCAAGGTGGAGCATATAGCTTACAGGCCAGCAGGTGGCATGTTCTTCAAAGATACGGTTGGGGAATTGGTCAGTGAGGGATACACAGTTATAGAGAGTCTTAAGATACCCGAGATAAACAAAAGGGCTGTGTTCTTCAGAGGTAAGAATGCAGAAATATTCGAGGTGGTAGGTGATATAGAGTGAGAGCAATAAGCATTGACCCAGGAGAAACCGTTGGATGGGCAGTCTGGCATGAAGAGGGTCAGCTGTTCGACCAAGGAGAATACGAGTGGGAAGATTTTCTTGTACATCTAGAGAAGATGCTGGAGAAAGATGCCATAGACCATATAATTATGGAGGATTACCGATTACGCAAGTCAGCTAGCAAGGCCATGATTAACAACCAATTCTTGACAGTGCAAGTCATTGGGGTGATTAAGTGGTTCTCCAGAAAGTACGATATCCCACTAACACTGCAACTGCCAGCACAGGCCAAACAGTTCTGGGATAACGATAAACTGAAAATGATTGATGTTTATGAGAGAGGTCAGCGTCACAGCCGAGATGCAGTAAGGCACGGGCTGTACTTCTTCTACAACGGAGGTGGCAAAGATTTAATAGACAATTCTCTGAAGGATTTGCTGGGAGGTTTGACATGAGAATAATTTTGTATATGATATCCATGGCATTAAGTGCAGCCTTGATGGTAGCCAGTGCTGTGGGAGCTTTATTGGGACATGCAGACACGGCCCTTATATCGCTTATCTCAGCTGGGGTGGTCTATGTCTTTGCAAATGAAAAATTCGGAAGGTGGATATAAATTTGATAACTTATGAGATTTATTCAGATGGTGAATTCTACACAACAGTCAGTGCAGACAATTTAATTAAGGCAGAAGAGAAAGCGATTGGTTTATTGTTAGGACATCACGGCTGGGCAAGCCAAGAACGTAAGAACCGAGCATTATTGAGAGCAGAATTGAAGGAGGCAGAATAATGAACGACCCAAGGATGTATGTAATCGCACAGGTGGTAGCAATGAAAGCCATGAAGTCAGCAGGCAAAGATTCACTGAAACTGTCCCAGAGGGAAATGAAACGTATGGCAAATGGCAAAGAATATATCGAGGTAATTGGTCTTAAGAGTGGAGACCTTAAATTCGTAATTAAAGAGAGGGAGGTAAAAGCAGATGAAAGCAGTAGAGGAGAAGATTCAGGGGATACCCGAGGAAGTGGACAAGAAAGCTCTGCAGAAAGCAGTGAACCAGATACAGAACCCGAAGATTAGAGACTGGATTGAGATGTTCCTAGAAACCCAAGTACCAGACTATTTTTGGGAGATGCCTGCAAGTACCACAGGTAAGTACCATCCAGAATTCGCTCTTGGGGAAGGTGGAGTTGTTAGGCACACGAGGGTTGCTGTGCACATAGCTCTGGAGCTCATCGACAATGGCTTATATAAATTCGATGAACTAGAGCGTGATATAATTCTATCAGCCTTAATCCTCCACGATACATTCAAGAAGGGGAAAGATGGGGGTCAATATTCCGTAGCAGACCACGGGGTTCAAGCAGCAGAAGCAATCCTAGATGACTGGCAAGATGCCAAGACAATCCGAGGATACATTGCACAAGCTGTGGCAAGTCACATGGGCCAGTGGAATAAGGATTACAAAACAGATAAGATTGTAGCTCCAAAGCCAGCCAATGAATTGCAGAAATTTGTACATTTATGCGATTATTTGGCTAGCAGGAAGGTATTAGAGGTGGACACCGCAAAACTATTAGTATAGGGTGGTGTCGCCCTATCTTTTTAACCTAAAAATGGAGCAGGGAGGTGCACATTATGTTCTGGTGGGGCATATTCTTAGGTACGACGATAGGTTTTCTATTATGTGCGGCACTGACCAGAGGAAAAATCGACGATTTGGAATCAAGTCGCAGGTATTGGATTAAGCAGACAATAGACATGAGATTGGAAAAGATGAAAGACGAAATCATAGAAGGTGCAATTACAGCAGATAAGATAATGGATTGCACGATTAGCACATTAGAGATGAATAAAATTATGGATAGAATGTATAAGGAGGATATGAGCAGTGGAATTCAACGAACATCAGATGAAGATATTAGAAGCAAGGTACACGAAGGGGATAGAAACCCCACAGGAAATGATTGATAGGGTGGCTGGGCACTTGGCCCAAGGAGACCCAGAAAAGTTCATAGAATATAAGGCTTTGATGGATGAGAACAGGTTCTGGCCCAACAGCCCTACCTTAATGAATGCAGCGAGAGAATTGGGCCAATTGTCAGCTTGTTTTGTTGTGCCAGTGGATGATGATATGGACGGGATATTCAAGGCTGTTGCAGACACAGCTAAGATTCATAAGTCTGGTGGTGGAACAGGTTTTTCTTTCAGTAGATTACGGCCCAAAGGTGACCTAGTTAAATCTACAGGTGGTGAAGCATCTGGGCCAATTAGTTTTATGAGAGTGTTTGATGCAGCAACTGAAACAGTAAAGCAAGGTGGCATGCGACGTGGTGCCAACATGGGTATGCTTAGGGTTGACCATCCCGATATTCTAGAATTCATTCGTTGTAAGAATGTGGATGGGGTTATCAGCAACTTTAACCTGTCCGTGGCTATAACCGATGACTTCATGGAGGCATTAGAACTGGAGCAGGATTACGACCTAATCAACCCAAGGAACGGTGAGGTGGCAGATACCCTCTCAGCTAGAGGTGTCTGGGATTTTATCGTGGAACAGGCTTGGGCCAATGGTGAACCAGGAATTGTGTTCATTGATAGGGTTAACGAATATCACCCAGTGGAGGAAGAGATTGAAGCAACCAATCCTTGCGGGGAACAACCTTTATTACCTTATGAGAGCTGTAATTTAGGCAGCATCAACCTTAGCAATATGGTTAAGGATGGAGAAATTGATTGGGACGAATTAGAATATACAATCGAGTGGGCCGTGGAATTCTTGAATGATGTTATTGATGTCAACAATTATCCCCTGCCAGAGATTGAGAGGAAGACTAAGGAACATAGGAAGATTGGCATGGGTGTAATGGGCTGGGCTGATATGCTTGTCAAACTTGGTGTTAGATATGACAGCTGGGAGGCAGTGAACCTAGCAGAGAAGGTAATGGGATTTGTCAACAAGAATGGCCACTTCTATAGTGATGGACGTAATGCAACTGTCACAACCATAGCACCAACAGGCTCAATAAGCATTATCTCTGGGGTAAGCAGTGGTATCGAGCCAATCTTCGCCCGTAAGACAGTTAGAAACCAAGCAGATATGGAGATAACCACATATCACCCACTCTGGGAAGAGATGGGTATGCCCGAAGACATGAAACCATTATTCGTTGAAGCAGGTAATGTGGCTTGGGAATGGCATGTAAGACACCAAGCAGCATTCCAGAAACATGTGGATAATGCTATCTCCAAGACAATTAATTTCAACAACGACGCAACACTGCAGGAAGTTGAAGCTGCATACATGTTGGCTTGGGACACTGGTTGCAAGGGTATAACAGTCTACAGAGACGGCTCACGTCAAGGCCAAACATTACAGAAGGCCGACGAAGACGAGAAGGAAAACTGTCCATTGTGTGGCAATGAAGACCTTAATTATAAGGAAGGTTGTACCAGTTGTGATTGTGGCTGGGCTAAATGCGGATGATAGATGGATGGAAATTGAACCCAGATGAAGACCATGTTAAATTGATTCGTAAAGGTATCGAGAAGAGGGACGGATATTGCCCTTGTAAGATTCATAGAGGTGACCATAATATCTGCCCTTGCTTAGATTTCAGGGAAGGCAGAGGTTGTCACTGCGGATTATATGTAGAGGAAAAATAATTTGGATATTTAGCAATTTGGCGATTTAATGAGCATTTTTGTCATTAGATCGCCTTTTTGTCGTTAAAGGGGAATAATCGGCCTTAGGCACATATGCGATATCTACCGAAAAGAGATATAATTAAACTTGTCGAGAGGGGACAACACTTAAATCACAAAAGGAGGAAACAAAAATGGCAAGCGTTAAAGGGATTGCGAAATTAACATTATCAAGAGATAAGGTCGAGGCACTTCACCCAGATTGTGCAGATTGGGATTACGGTTTGGTAGCAGCACAGGGTGGTGGCCTATCGAGATACATAGGTGGCTACGACACAGAAGAAGAGGTTGTGGCATTCTATGAGGTGTATAAGGCCCATCAATTCGTTAGAACATTGAACAGAATTAAAGGTCTCTGGGAATTAGATATCGAGTTTGAAGAATTCACTGGGAGGGGGTGTAAACATGGGAACTTTCTATTGGGACACCGAGTTTGACGAGGACAACAACGGTTCATTAAATTATCTTGTATCTGGCAACGGTGGGTACATTGCTCCAGCCATATTGGCAACAGGCAACACCAGAGATGAGAGAACTTTTCTCTGGGTATTCCCCAATCTAGTTTACGAACCAGAGATTGGAGGTGGTGGTGATGCTAGCTAAAATGGAGGATTGGTTCTTCGAAAAAGTTGGGGTCAAGAACACCATCAATAAGAAATGGCAAGTTGGCAAACGTAAGATACGGTTCGAATGGCAGAGGAAGAATGCTAGAGGGTGGAGCCGTTTTGGTGGTGGTTGGGATATGGAATTGGGTATCCAGATAGGGGGTTCATCTATAATAATTAATATGCTGGTTTGTTCAATCAGAATAGATAAGGAGGTAAAGTGATGCTTAAGATATTCAGAGCGTCAAGGGGGTTCGTTTGCGAGAGATGTAGAACGGTACATAACCTGCCCTACAAATGGATTGAGGGTAAGGTCGTGTGTGGTAAATGCTACAAAGTTATTCAGGATGAAGTTGAAGCTGAGATGGAAAGGAGACAGTCATAATGTTTGCATTAATAGCAATTCTAGCTTATGTGTACGGGTATCCTACAATATGTTGGATATCCGTGATAATTTCAGCCATGATTGAGCTGCATTACGTCAGAGGTCTAATTAACAGGGCACAGTATTATATCATCGACAACACAAAATATTGGATAACAGAGAGGTGGAAATAATATGTTAGAAGTTAAGTTGGATGAACGCAAGGTGATAGCTCCAGATGAAGTGTTTGAAGAATTTGAGCAAGGCAGCATAGTAGTCGCAACCAATGGAGCTGAGATTGGTAAGCTAAATGTGATAGGCAGTGTCAACGGTATTAAAGAATATGCATTCGTTAATCTCAGTGGTTCCAGATGGTTGAATGGCAAGGCAGCATCCGTTACAGCTCTGGTAGAGGAATACTTACAGTTCAAGAAGAACAAGGTACTTGTGTTTGAAGAAGGTTTGGAATATGGGAAGTGGGTGGTTGACAATGCTTAAGGTTGTAGTAAGGCCACAGGAGAGAATAGTTATGCTGGATGATGTCGAGGAAAAGTACAAGGGTGGTTGCATTGTGGCAGCTGAGAATGCAGATGGTTCAATCTATAAACTAACCTCTATAGAACACGGGCCCAACAGCAGATACGCATTTGTATCGCTTGATGGCAGAGCGTGGTTTTTTGGAAGTGAAAGTACAGTCAAGCGCGAAGTGGATAAGACTATGAAATGTATTGAGGGAAATGTGTATGTTTTCGAGACTTGGAGGGAATATGTCCAGTGGTTGAACCAAACTGTTGAATAATTTGAAATTTGAAGCAAAAACAAGTAAATCAGAGCAAAACAAAGCTAATCAGAGATGGTTAGCTTTATTTTTATATTATTTTCAAAATAAATGTGCGAAATTAGGTAAAAAGAGATATAATAAGCTTAGGGAAATATATAACTTAAGTAATCAACGTTTTTCTTGGTATTGCTTGTTTTTACTTGGTATTGCTAGATTCTATAAAAGGTTCTAGCAAAAACTACGTCAGGGAGGGAATATTCTTGTTTAGAGTTAAGAATTCACACGGTGGTTGGGTTGTTTATAACACAGAGCTGAAGTTTGATGATGGTCACACGCATGTTGGGTGCTATGCTGATGCAATGCATCTTAAGCGTGAAGCTGAAGCTGGAGGTGTTCCACGCCACGAGGATTTGCAATTCTTGGAAAGCCTAGCAAGAATAAGTAAACCCAAGAGAAGACAAGAAATAGTTGAATTACTCAGGGTTAAGCGTGATAAGCAAGATTTAAGCTATGTTAAGAGACCTAAAAATTTTCTGTAGAGAGGGTGGGGTTGATGCTAACATTTCATCCACCAGATATTATAGAGCAACATTTAAGCAGGTTATATCCTGAGCATGTCCACGGGTATCGTAGTGGTTGGCTTAGGACTGAGAAGGTTAAGGAATATAATGCTATACATGTGTACACAAGAGATGACGCTTGGAGCCCATGGCAAATATTAACAACAGTACTTTACTAGAAGGAGGTGGTCAGCATGGGCAGGAAATTAACAGCGAAACAGCAAGCATTCGTGGACAATTACATTATTACCTTGAATGCAACTGAAGCAGCAAAGCGTGCAGGCTATAATTGCAAAGACGATATGAATTATGGAATGGTAGGCAACGAAAACCTCAAAAAACCCAAAATCAGGGCAGCTATTGATAAACGTATGGCAAGCAAGCAAGACAAGTTAATCGCTGACCAAGATGAGATACTAAGATTCTACACAGGGGTAATGAGAGATGCCGAAGTCCACACAAAGCATCGTAAATCTGCAGCAGACAGTTTGGCTAAGACTTATGGTATGTTCATAGACAGAAAAGATATCGACGTCAAAGGGGCAAAATTAGAGGACTTCTTCGGAGAGTGAGTCAGATGTTAACGTGCCGAGACATCATTAATAAGCGTCGAGAACTCTGGGAAGAAGACCATGACCCCAATCAAGACGAGCTATACAGATTCGCTGTGGCAGAGAAACTTACAGAAGAATCACCCCAAGGGGAGAAGTTGAGAGCACAGGCCAGCGATAACCCCACACTTCTCATAGAAATGTTATTCGTTATCGATGACAAGGAAGGTAAGACAGTGCCATTCTTTCCGAATGAAGCACAGCAAATGGTCAAGCAAGAATATCTGGATTCAAAGTTTGGAGGCAAACCCTTCAGAGCATTAATTCTTAAGGGCCGTCAACAGGGGATATCTTCTTGGATTACATCCTTACAGCTGGCTATAGGTATCACCACAAACAACTTTCAGGGTTATACGGTGGCAGATGAAGATAAGTCAACCAATAACCTGTTCGAGAAGGCCAAGAGCTATTACGCTCCACTTCCAGGACAAATTAAGCCAACAGAGAAATACAACAACCGCAAGGAATTCCGTTGGGCTAAAGAGAACGGTGGAGGGCTTAACTCCAGCTGGGGTATTGCTACAGCAGGTGTGAGCCGTGATGGTCGTGTTGGGAACAGTTTTACTATTCACTTTTTACATGCCAGTGAAACAGCGTGGTGGAAGAATATCGACAAAACCCTTTCAGGTTTGACTGATGCTTGTACACCATTCGCTGATATTATATTAGAGACAACGGCTCATGGATATAACGATTTCCAAGAGCGTTGGGAGAAGGCCGAGAAAGGCCTGAGTGAATACAAGCCAATATTCATTCCATGGTATATTCAATCCGAGTATTCGAGGGGTTTTGACGACGATAAACAGCGTCAAGACTTCTTAGGAGACCTGAGATATTCTAACTTCAAGGTGTTCAAGAATCTCAGGAATTATAGGGAGAATATACCAGAGGTTACACTGGAAAACTTGTGGTGGTATTATCGCAAGTATATGGATGACAAGAACGAAGACTTGGCAGAAATGCAGCAGGAATACCCAACATTCCCAGAGGAAGCATTTCAGGCCAGTGGTAATCCAGTCTTCAATCTTGAGGAAGTCAAGCGTAAGCGACTGTTGGCAGAGAAGAAGAGACGGCCAATCAAAGCATTCAATGCACATCCGATTGTTAGAAACACTGATAATATTAAAGACAGGGTGGCATTTGATTTTGTTGAAGTGGATATCACGGCCAACAATCCTTGGCCCAAAGCTGATATCTATATCTTCGAAGAACCCAAGCCAGATGAAGTGTATGTACTTGGGGCCGACGTTGCCGAAGGTAATGAGAACGGTGACTATTCTTCAGCTAGCATTTGGCCAATCGAAGGGTGGAAACAAGCAGTACAGATTAACGGCCACTGGGAGGCAGACGAATATGGGTACTTGCTGTTTGAATACGGCAAGAGGTATAATTGGGCCTACATGATGGTAGAGAACAATAACCACGGGCTTACAACCAACACCACCATATATAAAGAGCTGGGTTACCCAGAAGGACGATTCCACTTCAGGTATAGCCAAGAAGACAGGTCAGACAAACAGTCACGTAAGATGGGCTGGTGGACTGGCAATAACAAATTCCTGATGATTGATGAATTCCGCACAGCAGCAATCAACGGGGAAGAAATGTTCATCCGAGACTACAAGACTTTCGCAGAATGTATGACATATGTTAAGGATGAGAAAGGCAGCTACAACGCTGAGAGTGGCAACTATGATGACAGAATTATAGACAAAGCCATAGCTTGGCAGGGCCGTAAATATGTCACAGCTAAGATGATAACTGAAGACACAATTAGTTGGGATGACTGGTAATAGGAGGTGAACCGCATGGAGCAAGATATGATTAATGATAATATCGAACGGGCTTGGTCTTTCTATGATAACGAAATTTATGACAGCAATTATATAGCAGACCACAACCTATTCGACGAAACCAAGGAGATATACAATCCTGTGCCGAAGATAGCATTCTTGATGAACGCTCTATCCCTACAACGGAATCTAGGGGTTGAAGGTAAAGAGAATAATTCTGATGTGACTGCCATTGAGGACTTCTGGGATTACAACGATTTCCAGACATCCAAGTATATGTTAGGCCTCTGGTTTATATTGACCAGACGGGCCACTGTTGAACTTAGTAAACAGGAAGACGGTGTAATTGCTAATATCCATGACCCACAGAAGGTTGAGACCAAGTACATTGGTGGTGAGATGGTATATGCCAAGGTCACTGGTACTGTTGAGCAATTCGACATGGATACTAAAGAATTTAAGGAAGTAACAGTTGAGAAAGAATGGTGGAACACAGAAGGCTACAATTGGAAACAGGAGACTTGGGATGGTGAAGTTAAAGAAGAAACCACAGGCCCGATTGGTTGGGATTTCATCCCAATCATAGAAGGTAAGACTGACTACAATCTGTGGCCGATATTCAATAAAGTTGACAACCACAATCAGCTATCTGCTTTCTTGAATGCCATCTTCTTAATCCACGGAGACCCAATCATCTGGGATACTTTAACAGGTAAGCAGATGGATGACAAGACTAAAGACAAGGTCAAAGCTAGCAGAGGTAAAGCTATGAAGATGCTGCATCTAGGCCCAGAAGGTGCTATGGGATACTTGGAGATGCAAGGTAACGTTGCCAAGCTAATGCAGGAAGAGAAGCAAGCTATCGAGGATAATATAGCAAACGATTATCCCGAATATGTGCTGGCTAAGATTCTTAGTGAAGGTGACCCATCTGGCAAAGCACTGGAAGTTAAGGCCGTTGAGATAGAATCCAAGGTCAATTCTCTCAGAAGTGACTTCGAGGAATTCGTATCTAGGATGAATGATATGGCATTAACTATGATGGGTAAATCCCCAATACCACATAATTTGAAATTTGGTGGAATTTTACCAACTAATTTAGAGGTATTAGTGGGTATGATAGAGAAACTAAGAGGTATAAGCCTTATTACCAAGGAAACAGCTATTAACAAGCTGCAAGAGTTAATCCCTAACCCTGATGAGGAAATAAAAGGCTTAAAGGAAGAGGAAGACGAATCCCGCAAGCAAATTGAGAGGGAGCTAAACAGCCATGTTGATACAGAAGATACAGAATAGATTGGATGAGGAAGAATACGTCCAGAAGTATGTCAATAAGCTGGAGAAAACCGTTAATCGCATTGAGAGCGACATGCAGGATATGTTCGTCAGGGTTAATCAAGACGGTGGTTGGTCGAGGGCCGAGCTTGCTAAATACAACAGGGCCCAGAAGTTAAGGAGTCAAATACGTCAACAGATTAAGAAATATCGCAACGGTTTTGTCTCAGATTATCGTGATGACTTGGCAGCAATGTATAGGGATGAAACACTTTTTACACAGAATGCCCTGAGCGATATACCACAGCTGGGAATAACCACAGAATTCGACAGGTTGCCCACACAGGCCATCAAGTCTGAAGTGGTAGATATCGTGACAATTAAGGGCAAAACCATGCAGGAATATGTTAGCAAATACGGTGTAGACTTGGCTTTCAGGGTGGAGCAAGAGATGTTTGAGTCTATAGCTCTAGGAGAGAACCCGAGGAAGACAGCACGCAGATTAAGAAACCTACAGGGCCAGATGGCCAATAGGGTCGAGATGACAATTAGGTCTTGGAACAATGCGATTTACAACCAGTCTAATATGATGGTCTATGAACAGGCCGACATAGAGAAAGTGTTGTATCTGGCTACATTAGACCTGAGAACTTGCAGCATATGTGCAGCAGACCACAACAAGATTTACACCAGAGCTGATGTACCATTGCTACCAAGGCATCCTAACTGCAGATGTGCTTACAGCCCATGGATTGAAGGTTACACAGAGAAAGCTGATGGATATGGAGCATGGTTGCGTGATGGAAGACGTTCAAGAGCACAGGTTGATGAAGTGCTTGCTAGAACTAAGAGCTTCATGAGACGGGGCTTAATTAGTGAAGAGGAAGGGAATTATCTTTTAGGTTTGATAGGACAGGCTATTAGCCAAATGGCATAAACATATTAGTCCAGCGATTCAGCGAGAACGGGCATCAAGCACGGTACTTGCTGTTGAAGATGGACAATCACAGTAACACAAAATCGATTACGGTCAGGCTGTAGGAATGCTTAGGTATGCAGGCCAAGAGCTTGAACGGCAAGGAGGAATTAAGTATGTGGATTAATGGTAGATTTATCCCTTTGATGGATGCAGACAGTGGAGCCAACCCACAGGGTGGTTCAGCTGGTTCAGGAGATACTGGTGATGACGGTGGAGCTGGAGATTCCGGAGACGGCAAAGGTTCAGATGACGGAGCTGGAACTGACAGTAAACTGGAAGAACTGCGCAAGCAAGTCGAACAGATGAAAACCGAACACCAGAAAGAACTGGACAAATATCGCAATGAGAAGGGACACTTGAAGAAAGAACTGGAGAAACTTAAGCAAGAGGGCATGTCAGAAGAAGAAAAGCTGGAGCAAGAGCGACAGCAATTAGAGGAAGAAAAGCGTCAGCTCAAAGTTGACAGGTTAAATGCACACAAGGCAGCACAAGTTGCAGAACAGGGCCTAGATAAGCGTTTGGCCGAGTATATTGATGTAGACGCTGAGATGTCCAGAGAACAAGTGACTTCAGCTATTGAAGACTTGAAGAATGTTCAGTCAGCTATGCGGGAAGAAATTATCAACGAGCTACGAGAGAATGGCAGTGTCATTAATTCTGGTGGCAATCGTGATAATGGTGGTCAGAATAAGAAGAGCTCATTCGGTAAAGAATTAGCTGAGAAGAATTCTAAGAACACCACTTCAGCAGCAGAGGGCCAGAAACATTACTTCAAAAATTCCTAAAGGGAGGTATATAACACATGAAATTCGCACAAACAGATTATTCAAATAAGGAGACAATCCTTAAGTTTGTTGACCATTATTTTGCTATTCCTGTACAGGTTGAAGATGCTGATGTTGCTGCTAACAGCGACGGTAAGAACATTCTTCCAGCAGGGACTCCAGTTGGAGGTATCGGGGGTTCTGTCTTGGCTGATGAATCACTATTAGTTGAGAAGAAGAACACACAAGGTGCAGCCACTGGGACAGCACACGCTGGTGTAGATGCAGAAGGTGTTCTCTTAGAGGACGTTGACTGTTCACACGGCGACGCTCCAGGAACTATGCTTATCCACGGTTTTGTGGACACAAGCAAACTACCTGAGGCCATTGTTGATGATGCACTTGGTGCATTACCAGCTATGATTGCATTCGTAGAGTAAAGGCTAAATTTATAATATAGGAGGGAAAGTAAATGACAATTTTCGATTTTTTCAACGCTGAAGAGATTGCAGCTTATTGGGAAGAAGCAACTTCAAACAGCGTACCATATTTAGGTAAAACACTATTTCCTCCCAAGAAACAGTTAGGTCTTGAACTTAGCTGGATTAAGGGAAAGGGTGGCTTGCCTGTTGCAATGACACCATCTAACTTTGATGCGAAAGCTACATTGCGGGACAGAATTGGATTCAGTAAGATTGAAACTGAACTGCCATTCTTCCGTGAAGCTATGCGTATCGGTGAGAAGGACAGACAAGAGCTTAACAAGGTGATGGCAGCTAATAACAGAGCTTTAGTTGACCCAATCCTTGGTAACATTTTTGATGACGTGGCTGGATTGGTTGACGGTGCAGAAGTAAACGCTGAGAGAATGCGTATGCAGCTGTTATCCACAGGTTTAATCAGTATTCAGGGCAACAGACTTGCCTATGACTACGATTATCAGATGGATTCCAACCATAAGCTCACATTATCTGGCACAGATGCTTGGTCTGATTCCACTAATGCAACACCAGTGGACGATATCAGAACAGCTCAGGATACCGTTGAAGACGACACAGGTGAGAGACCTGAGAGAGCACTTGCTACACGCAAGACCTTCAACTACCTGATTAATTCTGACCAGATTCTTAATGATATGGAGGCAAAGGGGTATGTTGGTAATAGCAATGCTATCATCAACGAATCTCTGGTGCGCAGATATCTGTTAGAAGAATTAGGGCTGGAAGTTGTTGTTTACAATAAGAAGTTTGCAACAACTGTTAAGAATCAGTCAGCTGAATTATTCTTCCCAGACGACGTGTTCACCTTGCTACCAACTGGCACTCTGGGTAATACCTATTACGGTACAACTCCAGAAGAGTCAGACCTTATGGCTGGTGTAAGCGACGCTCAGGTTCAGATTGTGGACACTGGTGTGGCTATCACAACCAAGAAGGAATCTCATCCAGTTAACGTACAGACCATTGTGTCTGGTATCTTCCTGCCATCTTTTGAGCAGATTGATAAGATATTCATCATCAACGTTAATGGATAATATTGACTGCATCTCAGGTGGGGCTTAATTGCCCTGCCTGTTATAATAACAACAAGGAGGGTGTAAAATGCTAAAGATTAAGGCTGATACAATGCGTAAGTACAAAGGGGAATACCATAAAGCAGGTTCAGTATTCAAGATTGAAGACAAGGACAAAGACATGTTCCCAGAAGACGCAATTATTGGAAAAACCAAGGAAGAGCTGAAAGCAGAGCTTGAAGAAGAGGGAAAAGCCAATGCTGAAGAAGATGCAAAGCAACCAGCCCCAGCTGAAGAAGACGGCCTAGAGGAATTAACCATTGAAGAATTATATGGCATCTTGCAAGAGATGGACTACGACGGCCGTACCAAAGTCAGAGATGAAGGCGAACAAGCTATGATTGCAGCTATCCGTGAAGCTAGGAGTGAATAGTTATGGTAGCATATGCCACTTTAACAGAAGTCAAGAGCTTTCTTGGGATGCAGAACATATCCCAATTCGATGATAGACTTAGTATAATATTGAACGGGGTTGCAGCCGACATAACAGACTATGTTGGTGAAGAACCAGCCGACGACAAGCTCAAACTTGCCACATGTCTCTGGGTGGAAGGTATTTGGACAGGCAAAACTGACCAAGACACAATGCCTCCATCAGCTAAGAGAATCTTAGACAGGTATGTGGATGAAGGAGATGATGTTGGTGGCATAGGGGTTGATATCGTATGATGGCTTTCTCAGATTTTGATAGAGAAGTTAAGATAACACGAAACCCTGAGCCAGATAGTGACAGTGGGGGTTCGAGCTTCACATTTGACCAAGGAGACGGAGACAACCCAGACACTGGCATTCAGACTGTCATTGATGCCTACCCGTGTTTTATCAAGGGTACTGTCAGCTACGAGACCAATGAGCAAGGTGATACCTACAAGGGTAAGCTGAAGATGGTTGGTTCATTGACAGACATGATTCAGGAAGGCGATATCGTGGACGGTAAGTACAAGGTCGCTGGAGAACCAGACAGTGACATGGAAGAGTTAGTCACAAAATGTAACTTAGTGAAGTTGGGATAATATGGCTAAGACAAATTGGGTGGATGTAGATTTCTATGGATTGGATGAGCAGATTCACAGACTGAGACAGGTTAGAACCCAGCTGGAAACAGAGATGGACAGGGTTATGCTTAGGGCAGCATTGATACTTGAAGCAGAAGTCAAGCGAATGATTACCAACATGAAACTGGTTGACACGGGTGCATTGCGGGCCAGTGTTCACAGTTTTGTTAGGAACAGGCTTACTTCTACAGAAGGTGTGGTTGCTACAAATATGGAATACGCTCCATTCCTAGAATATGGTACAGGCCAAAAAGGCCAAGCAGGCAACCATCCAGATGTCCCAGCAGATTATCATTATGGTGACAGTCCAGGAATTCGTTCCTATAAATACATGTGGACTGCTTGGGAGAACAAGAAAGACGAGATAGAGAATTACATTGACGTTGAATTTAGGAGGTTGGTGGGCAATGCTTAAGATATTAGAACGGTTGGAACAGGAGCTATTGACAATCCCAGCTGTAGATAAGGTCAGGCCAATCAGTAAAATTAATGAACTGGAAGGTTTTAGCAAATATGCCATTGCCTACGAACTGGCAGGAGACCAGAATTATAAAGGTAGGAAGGGTAAGTTAGAAACCCCGATATTCATAAACTGCTATGCTAACGTGGATAATGGTGACATGGCTGTGCTCTGGTTAAGGAAACAAGTCAAGCAATTACTTGATGAAGCGGATTTGTCTGATGCCAATGTGAAGACATACGGTGTTAGGTATCAATCTGGCACACCACAGCCCGAGAAAAATGCATTGCTGCAGGCTTGGCAATCTGTGGCATTAGTGGAAATTAGGTGGTCTGAACAATGAGACAAACGTTAGAGAATATAGAGAGTGTATTGCTATCAGAGATGGCAATTAGCTATAGTTTTGTTGGCAGGTACGATGATTTCGTTCCTGAAGACTTGCCAGCTATTTGTATTGAACCCAGGAATAATGCATCAATTCTTGATGACACTCTGGGGTTCAATTATGATAAGAATGACGAGGTCACAGTACACTATGTTGAATTAGCCCCATCCGACAGAGACCAAAGAATGTTTGTCTCTAATGTTGACCAGATGGTGGCCGTGCTTCAGAATGACCCCAAGTTATCTGGAGAATTCAACATGGGTATTGAAATACATGTGGCATACGGCAAGAGGTCAACTGAAGACAATGTTGAATTCATTGCCGAATTAACTATTGAAGGGAGGAACGTATAATGCCAACAGGAAGAAATTCGATTACTGGAATTGGAGAGCAAACAGCTAAAGGTTCTACAGCGACAGAATATACCAAGCTAAGAGTGACATCAAACAGTGTTGAGAGGTCAGTGACCACAGGTCAGTCTGAAGCTCTGACAGGCAACAGATTCACAGACGACCAGTTTGTGACAGGACATGCGGTTGGGGGTTCTATAGATGCGGAATTAGCCAAGTCTACAATCCCTATTATTCTTAAGCATGCTATTGGCCCAGAAGAAGGTGCTCCGACAGATTTGGGTGCAGGTACAGGCCTTTACGAGCATATATTTAAGCCATCAGCGACTATTGATAATTGGCTGTCTATTCTGAAGGAATTCACTGATGCATCTTACTACGAGGAATTCCAAGATTGTAAGATTAATCAAATGTCCTTCAGCTTGACTAGTCAGTCTGTAATCACATATACCTTGGATTTACTTGGTATATCTGGTGCAACCACTCAAGGTTCATTCAGTGGGACTGTTAATGAGAACGCTGGGGAGAAACTTTTCGCTTGGGATGCAACTGTGAACATGCTTGCTACAGACGTCACAGCAGACGTGGATGAATATTCCTTCATCCACAATAACAACTTGGATGACGGTGATTATGGCCTTAGCCAAGAGAGACGTTCACTTGATGTACAAGACGGTGAACATACTTTCAATCTAACCATGCAATTTGATGCAGCTCAGTACACAGATATGCAGGCAGATATGGTTGAAGGCAATATTATCAGTGATTTACAGGTTGATATCGGTCTGGCAAGTGATGGCAGCACACCATTCATGTCAGTTGTCTACCCTAAGGTTAAGCTGTCTCAGGTATCCGCACCAGTCAGTGGTGGTGGAAAGGTGACAGTTGATGTTCAGGGTAGAGCACTCTGGGACACAGCGACTGGCACAAATGTTGAGATTAAGATTGTTGACGACAGTGGTACAGCTTATTAGACCAAGTAATACTGAGGAAAGCTCTGCAAATGCAGGGTTTTCCTTGTTTATCAAGAACTAATACTATGGAGGTGCATTAAATGTCTAATCAAACAGTTAAATTTGAAGATGGAGATTTATTCGTAGAAGGTAAAGAGAAAATGTCATATGGTTTTAGAAAGAGGGTCAAAAACATGCAGCGTCCAAGCAAGCTGAGATACAAAGGGGACGATGATATCATTGTTCACATGGACGAGTATGATTTAAAGAATGACCCAGATGTCTATATCCTGCAGAGCATGCTGACCGATTGGTCTGGAGAAGGCAATGTGACCAGAAACAGAATTGTCGACGACGAAGACCACGGAGAGCTTTTCGACAAATATCTAGAATACGTTAAAAAGCTCAACGGTATAATCGAGGATAAAGAGGGAAAGTCAGAAGAAGACACCAATTAGAACTGGCATGTAAAGCATTCATCAAGGGGCAGGAATTCCGAGACCCAGAAGATGCCAATGAATCTGATGAGATGCGAGGTAGAATTATGGAAGTTAAGCAGATGTGCCGAGTGAATTTCAGTGGATTCTGGGAACTAGAACACTTGCCCTACAGTGGGGGATTCTATGAACAACCAGCCCCAGAACTTGATGAAATCTTATTGGTGAAAGACACAATGAACAGGGTCATTCATGCTAAGAAAGAACGTGAGAAGAAGAACAAATAAGGAGGTGGGATTAGTGAACAAAGCAACTCTAGAAATGGTCATCAGGACACGCAAAGAGCTGAGTGGTATTGAAGCAACCATACAGAGGGTTAAGAAGATGAAGAGGACTTTTGCCAACACTGCAAGGTCTATTGCATCATCAGCTAAAGCTGTAGTTGCAGCAGTGCAGAAAATGAGAGCAGCAATGGTCAAGCTCCATGCAGCTTTCAGAACGCTCAGAAATGTGGCCCTGAGAGCATTCACAGCATTAGTTGCATTCACAGGTATCCCCATATTAAAATTCTTTGGTGACTTCGAGCAGGCAATGGCAAATGTTAACACGTTATTAGATGTATCGACCCAAAAGTTTGACCAAATGGGTAAAGGTGTAATCCAAATATCTAATCGCATAGGTGAGAGTGCTGTCACATTATCCAATGCCCTCTATGACATTGTTTCAGCTGGGGTCAGCTCTGCTGATTCTTTAGATGTATTGGATATATCAGCAAGGGCAGCAAAGGCAGGTATGACACAGGCGAAAACAGCAGTAAACGCTGGTATGGCTACGATAAACTCATATAATCTGGCTATACAGGACTTGAACAAGGTTTATGACCTGCAATTCACTACAGTGCGAAAAGGTGTAATTACTTACGAGCAATTGGCAGGTTCGATTGGACAGCTATTACCATCTGCCCGTAAGTTAGATGAGCAACTAGAGAGCGTATATGGTTCACTTGCTTTCGTGACAAAGCAGGGGCTTAGTGCAGACTTGGCAAGTGTATCTCTGGCAAGAACATTTGATGCTCTAGCCGAGAAGAGTGATAAACTTGCTAAAGCTGGTGTGGATGTATACGACCAATTTGGTAATTTTAGAGGTATTGTGTCAATCATTGAAGACCTGTCAGGCAAACTGGAAGGTCTAACTAATGAAGAAATGATGGATATCTTAGGAGATATTGGCTTTGAGAAACGTGCTGCAAGGGCAATAATTCCTATGATTAAGAATATAGACGGCCTGAAGGAATCTGTGGATGCCATGGATGACAGCAGTGGGGCAATGGCTGAAGCGTTTAAGAAAGCCACTGACACTGTACAATGGCATGCAGGCAGGGCCAAAGAGAATGTTGTTAACGCATTCCGCAACATGGGTTCTGCTTGGGCTGAAGAAATTAAGAATATGATGGACAGTATCTCTGGCTGGGCTGGAGCAATCCAGATATTCGTAAGTCAGAATAAGAATGCCATAAAATCAATACTTAATTTCGCAATTAGATTGGCAGGGATAATCACTGTGGTAGCAGCAGTTGGTACAGCGATATTTGCTCTATCAACACCAATAGGTGCAATCACAGCAGGCATTATGATACTTGGTTCTGCGTGGTATCTGAACATATACGATATCCGTGGCTGGACACAGAAGATGTGGGACATAGTAGGCCCTATTCTTGAAGATATGTGGCAGATGCTGGGTAAGGCATGGACTTGGACAATAGAGGCAGCAGGTAAGGCTTGGGACTGGATGACCAACACCACTTGGAAAGAGAAGTGGGACGA